CCGGCGTCGGCCGGAGGACCGGAAAGCGCGGGTGGATCGGCGTCTCGGAGCCGGTCGGCAGGCGCAAGCGGTGAACGACGTGAAGTGCGCGAACTGCCAAGAGGAGATACGCCCCGTCGAGCGCGGAGACGGCATCGCCGACGAAGACCGCGAACTGTACCCATGGGTGAACGATCTCGGCAACCCGATCTGCGACATCACGCTCACGCACGAACCTCCGCTGACTGACGTGCCCGGAGCGCTCCGCGACGCCACGGACAAGGCCATGTACGACCCGCGCACCGACACCGTCCAGATGACCGTCTGGCCGCAGGAGCTGGCGGAAGTCGACGTAATCGCGGCGCGCAATGGCGCGACGCGGCACGACATCCTGCGCCTGTTCCTGAAGGACGGCCTGGAGGCGAACCAATGAGCGCGGACGTAACAGGTGAGATCACCGACCACCTGCAGAAGGCGGTGGAACTGGCGATCGCCGCCGACGGCAACACCGTCGGCAACTACGCGCTGATCACCCAGGCGACCGTGAACCCGGACGGCACCTTCATCGTCACCTGGCAGCGGTACTACGCGCCGCCGATGGGCGACGGCGGCAATGGCTGACCCGCTGCGACCCGGCCAGGTATTGCCTCGCTCGCCGAGACCGCCCCGGCCGGCGTCCTCACCGCGCCCGAGGGGACCGGGACGGCCGCCGCCGCAGACGTCCGCTCGGTCCTCGAGTGCGCCCACCTGGAGGCACGCGCCGACGGCGACCCGGACGCTGACCTGCTGCTGCACCTCGCCGCGGCGTGGGACGAGTGGTGGTCGAGGCACCGTGCGAGGCAGTGAGACGGTCGCCGATCGCGGACACGGCACGTGCTGACCTGGCATGACACCGTGATCGCATCATCTGATCACGGACATGATGACATCACGGATAGTGGTGCGATAAATACTCGCAGTGTCCATGGGAAAGGGGGGCGGCAGAGCCGACGCCGTTTCACGTTTCCCTCCCCACGCGTTGACGTTCTTCGATTCAGTGACGCTGAGTGAGCAGAGATCCCCACTAAAGACTAGGAAATACCTCGCATGGATCGCCCGGTGAAGTGCAGTGACATCCCCGACGGGCGGGTCGTCGAGCTGGCGCGCCGCTGGCGGGAATGGAACCGTGATCACCACGGCGAGATGGTGCGGTGGCTCCATGGCGGCAAGCCTCCCCCGAATCGGCCGCCTGGCGTCGTCCAGGCGCTGATGGACGAGTTCGATATCCCGTACAAGCTCGCGCTAACGAAGGTGCTCCGCCTCTGCGACCGCAAGAACGGCCGGCCGCCGCTCCTGGAGTACGGCACGTCGCCGAATTACGCCTGGCCGCGCTAGGCTCGGCTCGCGCGGTGGAGCAGCTCGGTAGCTCGGCGGGCCCATAACCCGTAGGTCGCCGGTTCAAATCCGGTCCGCGCAACGCGGCGGAAGTGTCGGCAGGGTAGCTCCCGGCAGGATGTCCGCATCGGGCAGCGCGGCGGTAGCTCCGTCCGCGTCCCGACACGAGCCCTGGCAGCCTTCCGGACGGTGGGCGGGCCGGGGCTCGTGACGTTCTAGGCGGCGAACGACCGGAACCGCGCCCGCTTGCGCACCGGGAGGTTGAGCGCCGCGTTCGACGCCCCCGCTGCGGCGTAGGCGGCGTCGCAGTGCCCGTCGCCGCGCCGTGTGAACCGCCAGCCGTCCCCGTTGTGCAGTTTGCTCGCCCCCCTGATGTGGGTGTCGAGGAGCTCCTGCCCGGCGTGGACGACGCCGCGGTCGCGGACGAGCCCGGACAGCTCCATGCAGACCTGGGAGGGGCGCGCCCCGGCGATCGCGCCGTCCTCGGGCAGCTCCATGTCGCCGCGCTTGCCCGTGTGCTTGTTGATCCGGAGCGCGATCGGGCGCAGGAGGGTGGCCAGTTCCGCCGCCGGCCCGCTCGGGTACCACCCGAATGCCCTCGGGTTGACCCGCTCGAGCAGTCCGGGCAGCTCGGCGCGCACTGCGGCGGCGCTGGCCCAGTCTTTGACGATCTCGATGCGCGGCCGGCCGTCGTCGAGCTTCGCGGCGACCGCGAGGGTGAAGTGCTGCCCGTCGGGGGCGGCGTCGAAGCAGGCGGCGAGGCGGTCGCGGAGGGCGTCCATGGTGCCGGAGGCGTCGGCGCAGGCCCGCCATGCCTCGTAGTCGATCGCGCCGTCGAGCTGGTCGACGCGCTGGCACAGCACTTCCGTCCTGAACACGTTCGGCGGGTCGCTGAGCATGTCGCTGCGGATCGCGGCCTCGGACACGGTGTAGCCGAGTCCGGGGTTGGCCTGCTGCCAGGCGGCGGTGTCGTCAAGCTCGCACCCCTCGGGCGCGGACCATTCCAGCAGGCACAGCGACGGGTCTGTTCCGGCCTCGCCGATGTCCCGGAGCTGGTTGAGGACGACGGCGGTGTCGTCGCCGGCGTTGGACATGGCCCAGACCTGGCCGTTGGGGCGCGCGTTGGTGGTCTTGGACAGCGACCCCCAGGCTTTCCAGTCCTTCTGCGCGCGCAGCTCGTCGATGTTGACCTCGTCGTTGCTGCCGCCTCGGCCGGCCTTGTCGTTGGTGGCCTTGATGGCGTAGACGCAGCCGGAGGCCCAGAACATCTCGTCGCCGTTGACGTTGCGTACGGCAACCCACTCGTCCTCGAGCTCGGGGCAGGCGTGGATGGACGCCTGGCACATCTGCCACTGCTTGCGGGCGAGGGAGACGTCCTGGGCGCCCCCGACGATCTCCTTGGCGCCGTCCATGTACATGCGCCAGAGGGTGACGATCCGCTTGAGGTGGCTCTTCCCGTTCTGCCGGGCGACCAGGATCAGTATTTTCCTGAACCGGTAGCTGCCGTCCGGGTTGAGCTCGAGGGCGTGGATGACGGCCCACTGCTGCCAGGGCAGGAGGGGCTCGCCGATCATCTCGGCGAAGTCGATGACCTCGAAGCCGCGGCTGGTCTTGCGGTTGAGCGGCCTTAGCGGCTTGGTGAAGACGCGGGCCTCGGTGCGGCCGATGAGCTTCTTCCGCCCGGGCCCGCGGCCGGGGGGCCTGGTCGACGCGCCGGGCTTGTGGTCCTCGCACCGCTTCCGGCCGGGGGTGCCGAGCTTGCGGCACCCGGCGAAGGTGCAGCGCTTACGCGCCGCGGGCGGCGCGGAGCTGCTGGAGTCGGTTCTGCTTGGCATCGGCTGGCTTAGCGGGCTTCTTCATGGCCGCGCGGGCGGCCGGGGTGGCGCCGAGCGACTCCAGGATCTTGTGCAGCTCGGGCCCGAGCCAGCGCAGGCGGGCGAAGTACTCCTTGCCGGGGGGCGCCTCGTCGATGGTGCGGGCGTACTGGAGCGCGAGCTTGGCGGCGGCGGCGTCCTGGCCGTCGGGGTCGAGCTTGAGGACGGCGATGGTCTCGCTGACGGCGGGCCAGAGCAGCTCGCTGACCTCGCGCAGTACCGGCATGCCCGTCCTCCGATCTTGTAGGAATCCTACAATCGGACGTTAACAACGGGCCGGATGTCGGCGGCTGCCGATAGGGTCAGGCAAAAGTGCCCCAACGGTGCTGTAACACCGCCGGGGCACATGCCGAACCTGATTGGACCAGGAACGACGTGAACGATTCTATGCCGGGCGCCAAGACGTGCCCGAAGTGCGGCGAGAGCAAGCCGCTCGATCAGTTCCATGTGGACAGCCGTCGAGGCGACGGGCGCAGCACGTATTGCCGTCAGTGTCGCAGCGAGGCGCGCAAGAGCGGTTATCAGGGCAGCTCCGAGCGCGATCGGCAGCGGTCGCGCGACTACTACGAGGCGAACCGCGAGCAGCGGCTCGAGTACCAGAAGCGCCACAGGGACGATCCGGAGTACCGCGCCAGGCGCGCCGATGCCGAACGCAAGCGCTACCGCAGCAACCCGCGTCGCCGTGCCAGCAAAAGCCGCGCCGGCAGAATGCACGGAGGCGTGGCCGAGTGGCAGCGCATGTGGGACGAACAAGGGGGCTGCTGCTACCTGTGCGGGCAGCCGCTCGAGGGCGCGCCGAAGGGCCTTGTCCACGTTGATCACGATCACTCCTGCTGCTCCGGCAGCAAATCGTGTCCGGCTTGCCGGCGGGGCCTTGTCCACATGGCATGCAACGCCATCATCGGCCTGGCGGGCGACGACGCCGATCTGCTGCGGGTCATCGCCACCAACCTGGCGGCGGCGGACGCCCTGGCCAAGGCGAGGATCGCCGCGAAGCCCGCACCGCAGCCGGCGGCCTCGTAGCCGACATCACAAGAGGCCCTCAGTGGCGCGCGCCTTATTGTGGATATCCCACAAGCTGGTGTTAACCTGTGACCGTCGTAAGTGAGAGCCGGGGGCGGTTAGACTGCCTCGGCTCTCTTGCGACGCCCGCTCCCGGCTCTCCCCGTAGCAGGGGAGGGCTTGCATGGCCGCTGGGATCGCGCTGGGCCGCGTCCGGCCGGCCCGTCGCCCGCAGAGGCGGCTGAAGCCCCTCGCGGACGCGGCCCTCCGGCTGCTGAAGCCAGCGCGCCCGGTCCTGGCGAACCTCGCCGCCATCCCGCTGCACGTCGCGGGCCTCGGCTGCATCGACGCCGCGGCGTTCACGGGGAACGCGATCGCGGGCCTGGTCGTCACGGGCCTGTCGCTGATCTGGCTCGAGCACGTGATCGCGGACGAGCCTTGAGGTCCGGGCTGCGCCGGGGGCTCCGGAACAACACGCCGGTGCCGATGGGCGGCTCGGGCGGGATGATGACGCTGCCGGGCGCGCCGGGCGGCGGGAACACCGACCTGACGCTGCTGCGGACGTACAAGCGGAACGGGACGGTCAACAGCAACGTCTCCCTGCTGGCCAGCTCGGTGGCCTCGCAGCCCTGGAAGATGTACCAGTCGGCCCCGCAGGACGGCCGCCGCCGGTACACCACGTCGGACCAGGGCAGCGACCAGCGCAAGGAGATCATCGCCCACGCGGCGCTGAACGTGCTGAACAACCCGGGCGTGATCAACGTCGGCGGCGTGAAGCTGACGGTGTGGACCCGGATGGCGCTGTTCGAGATCAGCGGCATCTGGCTGGAGACGACCGGCAAGTCGCACTGGGTCGTCGACTTCGGGGCGGCCGGCGGGTCGATCCCGCTGGGCCTGTGGCCGGTGCGCCCCGACCGGATGATGCCGGTGCCGGACAAGGACAGGTACCTCGCCGGGTGGGTCTACACCTCGCCTGACGGCCGGGAGAAGATCCCGCTGCTGCCGACGGAGGTCATCTACAACCGGTACCCGGACCCCGAGGACCCCTACGGGGGCGCCGGGCCGATCGGGAGCGTGCTGACCGACATCCAGGCGGCCGACTACGCGGCCGAGTGGAACAAGAACTACTTCGTCAACTCCGCCGAGCCGGGCGGCGTGATCCAGATTGACAAGGAGCTCGACGAGGGCGAGTTCAACGAGCTGGTGGACCGCTGGCGGGAGACGCACCGCGGCGTGGCCAGGGCGCACCGCATCGCGGTGCTCGACGGCGGCGCGGCGTGGATCCCGAACTCGCACTCGCCGAAGGACATGGACTTCTCGAACCTGCGCGGCGGGATGCGCGACACGATCCGCGAGAGCCTCGGCATGCACAAGGTCATGACCGGGGTGACCGAGGACGTCAACCGGGCGAACGCGCAGACCGGCGAGGAGGTCTTCTCCAGCTGGAAGGTGAAGCCGCGCCTTGACCGCTGGTCGGACGTCCTGAACTACCAGTTCCTGCCGCTTTTCGGCGCGACGGCGGCCGGCCGGGAGCTGGATTACGTGTACCCGATGCCGCAGAACCGCGAGCAGGATGCGCTGGAGCTGACCAGCAAGTCCGCCGCGGCCGAGGTGCTGGTGAGCGCGGGTTACGACCCGGCGGACGTGCTGGAGGTCGTGGGCCTGCCGGCGATGAGGGTGGCCGAGCGCGCGACGCAGCTGCCCGCCCTGCCGCCGGCGTGGGTGCCCGCGGCCCCGGCGGCGCCGGGAGGCGGCGGCGACCCCGGCGACCCCGGCGGCGCCGCGGCGGCCGCGCTGGCGCGGCTGCGCGCGTCGGCGGCATGGGGCTCGCCCGCATGGGGCGCCCTGGAGGACCTGCGGC